GTAGAATCCCCATCCAACTAGAAATAGTAACAGGGCAATGATAATGTAAACTAAAACCATAGTGGTAAACTCGATAGGAATATTATACCATCATTTAGGCTAAAAGACCATGCCGTATTGCTCCCTGATAATTTTCTTGTAAGGACCACCAGGATTTGCATCTCTAGTCTCCTTTACAATCTTCAACTTCTGATAAAGTGCTGTGTCACCACCCAAGTGCAATGCACTAAGAATAGTAGCCAACTCCTTGTCATCGACAGGTAATTCCATTAGGTAAAAAACGCCTCCAGCGTCGCAGTTTTCTCTACACTCCAACCAATCGCATTAAGAATTGCTTTGAGAGGTTCAACAAAGGACTTCTCAAATTGTAGGTCGTAATCGACATAATTGTTCAATTCAAGTTCCTTAGGGAAGTCTTGAATAAATGACATCACATTCTCATGAATAGGATTGGGTAATTTAAGATAACAAAATTTAACCTTCTCACCATTATTGATGAGTGAGTACTTGTTGTCTAACTTTTTCTTCTTAACATAATAGTTAAACAGCAAAGCCCCCCGTATATGTATAGGAGTTCCTTTTGCATAAATGGAATTTACTGCATTATACTTCTCAACGTTACTTGCAGATCTTGGAAACGAGATATCTTCTGGTGGAAGATTCTTAAAATCTTTACGAGACTTTTCGATGTAATCAATAACATCATCTTCACTCCCACTCATCATTAATTTGAGTGCTTCCTTAATCATAGTACGACAAGGTGCTGGTGTTGAAGACTTAACTGCTTCAATACCCATCATCTTTAACTTAGGTTCATTGTACTGAACCCCTTCACTATTCCATACATTAAGAATATATCTTTTCTTAGCAGTCCAAATACCACGTTCAGCGATATTCTCCCGCTTCATTTGCATCTTTTGGGCATAGGCGTTGACGTACCCTGCCAATTCTTGGTAAGCACTTTCAATATAAGGTTCAAGTTTAGTTTCACACACCTGGTCAAGGAACCGAACAACGCCCTCAGTAGTTTTCTCTCTCCCCTTGTATACAGTCTCAACCAAATCACCCAAATTAAGGTAAATGGAATCAGTATCTGAAGCAATAACATAATCAACCTCCTCTGTTTTCATAAGTTTATTCAAATAGGCATTCATCTTATTCTCTATCCATCGAATAGAGACTTGTCCAGATAGAGTAATAGCTTCTGCGTTCGCTAGTTTATAATACCTGAAGTACTGATTGCCGATAGCACCATAAGCAGAATTAAGAGAGATCTTTTTCGCCATCTGGATGTTGTTGCAACGAGCAATCTCCTTTTCCAGTGCCTCAGTGGGGGTCTTCTCATATGCTTGCTTTGCCTCCAACATTTTTTTCTTGAAGATCACACGATCTCCATACATCTTATCCATAAGTTCGGGAAGGAACCCACGTACATCCTTCCTATATTGTGCTCCATTCGCACAGACTGCGAATTCACCCTCAATCTCACACTCTTTATTTAAAATCCGTTCAACGCTCGCACTGGGATGTCTAGTCTCCCTGAGGGTTTCGGGACTGATATTATATTGCATAATAAGATGAGGATACAAGCTATTAAGGTCAAAAGAGACAACCCAATCATAGCGTCCTGGTTTCGGTTCCTTGACATAAGCCCCTGCGTATTTGTCGTTTTTATCAGTCTTAATTTTAGGAGGTATAACAATACCTCTCTTCTTTAGATAGTTATAAATGATCGTATCCCACATACGAACTTGGTAAAAAACATCTTCGTAATTCACCTTGGCTTCATATGCCATAGTGAGTGCGAGTTCGATCAACTTCATCTTGCCTTCCATACGGTCAACAAGTTCCACGTCGATTATATTATACTCTACGAATTTTTTCCAACCTTTTGTATAGAAATCTTTGAATGTGTCGAATTCACTATGATCCAACTTCTTCTGACCAAGTTCTACCCCAGCAATATAATCCAACCTATAAGACTCCTGTGCCTTATAAGTAAACTTCTTATAAAGATCAAGATAATCTAACTGTGATATACCACCAATATCATATGCAATCTGTCTTCTACCAGCAATATAAACTTCATCCTCAGTCACCAATCCCCAAGGTGACATACGCTTCATTAACTTCTCACCAAGAATACGTTCTATCCTACGAACAATATATGGAATATCATACAACTTACTATTCCAACCAGTAATAACCTCTGGAGTATTCTCCTCTATCATCCACCAATTAATAAAATCATTTAGTAGATCATACTCGTTATTAAATTGCTTATAGTATAGATTATCCTTATGAGTTTTAAAAGGACCATTACCCCAAGTAATAATCTCTTTAGTTGAATAATCCTGAATTGATATAAGAAGTATCTCTTCAGAAGCAGATTCTACATCAGGGAATCCTTGCTCTGACTTAACCTCAATATCAATTGTTACCAATTTAATTTTACTAATATCAAACTTCAACTCATCTTCAGGATACTTCTCTGAGATGTACTGGTAAATAAATCTCTCATTACCATACACATCAAAACCTGGTACGGGTTCGTACTTCTTTATAAACTCTCTTGTCTCACGAACAGTTCCAGGTTTAATAGGTGCTACCTGCTGCCCCTCAAGAGTTCTATAGTTAGTCTTCTTCTTAGGGGATTCAACAAAAAGGGTTGGGTAAAACTTCTCACGGGTTGCGAAGTGTTTTCCATCTTCATAACCACGAACCAAGAAGTTGTCCCCAACCATCTGAACGTTCGTATAGAACCTCATTTACTTTGTCAAACTGTTATATACGTCTAGTATTTTACCAAGAGGTTCTGCAATAGTCAAGATTTTATCAGAAGAAATCATAAATTCTCTCTGACCTGTCAATTCTCCCAACCAAGGTTCTAGTGTTGCATTACCATTAGCTTGAGGTATAAGATTAAAAGGTTCAATCAACTTACAATCGGGTTCACCGATGTCTGCTCCTACCTCTTCTATCTTAGATATAACTGTTCCACCAGTGTGGAATACAATTACTTGTGGTTTAAGTTCTTCTTCTGCCATTTAACAGTCCTCACATTCGTCAGTTAGTACTACAGTTTGTTCTTGAGTTTCTTCAGTTTCTTGAAGAATATCTCTAGTATACATTTGATGTAACTCATCAACAGGATCAATAAAAGTTACAATCCAATCTAAAGGTACTGGGAATCTGGTTCCCTTACCTAAAGGAATCCACGGAGATAATCTAATATCAAAAGATGCACCTTTAGCATCTCCATCTTCACCCTTACTAATAACAGGTTCTGAAGTATTTACAATGCAAGGTCTAATAAAGAAGTATCCAACAACTTTATCCTCTAGTATCATCTCTTCAACCTTGGCAATTATTTGCTCTCCAGTCTTTATGACACCTAATTTAATCATAGCAGTATGTCTTTGTGATTATTATATAGCCAATAAAATGGGGTGTCAACTGGATTTTGCCAGTACACCCCATAACACGGCGACGATATTCAATTATATTTATAGGAAGTCCTTACGAGCATGATGCTCTGGAACCACCTTACCAAGTTCAACTACCAATAATCCATCTCCGAATCGTACATCTCGTACTTCGGTATCATCTGTGATTTGCCAGACCCTAGTGAAAGACCTGTTGGCCAATCCTTTATGGACAAACGTTGCATCTGTCTCCTTGTTTTCCTTGATGCCTTCGACATATAATTTTCCAAACTCCGTATAGACTTTGACTTCATCTTTCGAGAACCCCGCAAGGGCGATCTCCAGTCTGCTTTCGACATTATTCACCTGAATTAGATTGTAAGGTGGATAATTAGAGTTTGTTGTAGGACTATCCCAAAATTGATTGAGATAATCATCCATACCAATACTGTTACGTGTAATCTTCTCAAATAGTTCTGGAAGATTAGCTGCGTGATAACGTGCTAGTGTGCCCATTGTTCTTAGCTCCTTATTAAGCGAGTTTGTGTTTTGATGTCCCTTTCGGCGACACTATTATTTAAACACAGATGCTTAAAATCCTAGTTCGGAATACCCCAAATTCTAGTACAGTAATCCGTAATGGATCTATCAGAAGAGAAGAAACCAGACCTTGCGGTGTTGATAACCGCCATACGATTCCAATTATCCTTGTCCCTCCATGCATCACTTACACGATCTTGAGCAGCAATGTAATCATTAAAATCTGCCATGACGCAGAAGGGATCATGGTTCAAGAGATTATCCATTAATGGTCTGAATACTTCTTTATCACCATGAGTAAAGTGTCCACCTTGTATGAGATTAACTGCTTCCCATAACTCTGGACACATATGATCTTGTGGGTTATAACCATGTCTCCAAAGATCACTAATCTCTTCTTCATTTTTACCAAACAAGAAGAAGTTCTCTTTGCCTACAAGATCAAGTATCTCTACATTTGCACCATCAAGAGTACCGATGGTTAAAGCACCATTCATTTGGAACTTCATGTTACCTGTACCTGATGCTTCCTTACCAGCAGTAGAGATTTGTTCTGATAAGTCAGCAGCAGGATATACCCTCTCACCCAATTTAACACTATAGTTTGGTAAGAATACTACACGTAACTTACCATCCATATCTGGATCTGCATTGATTGTTTCTGCAATGCGATTAATAAATTGAATGATTAATTTTGCCATATAATATCCAGGTGCTGCTTTACCCCCAAATATTACTGTGCGAGGAACGAAGTCCTTTCCGTTTTTAATTCTAAGATACTGAGCAACTACTTGTAATGCAAGTAAATGTTGTCTCTTATATTCATGTATACGTTTAACGTGTACATCAAACATACTACTAGGATCTACACAGATTCCAAGATTGTTAAAGATATAAGTTGCAAGATGATGTTTACCAATTATCTTGGTCTCTGCGAACTTATCTAAAAGATTCTTATCATTAACATCTAGTTGGTTTAGTAAATCCATATTAGTAACCCAATCTGAACCAACTGCTTCAGTTAGGACAGTTGCAAGATTTGGATTACATGATGCTAACCATCTACGTGGAGTAACACCATTAGTTACATTAGTAAACTTATGAGGCCAAAGATCATAAAACTCTGGCATCAATTGTTTCTTAATAAGATCAGAATGTAACGCTGCAACACCATTAACATGATGAGAACCAACAGTAGCAAGATGTGCCATACGGACTGACTTGTTACCATGCTCATCAATGATAGACATCTTCTCTAACATCTTATCATCAGCAGGATACTTTATACGAACTGCATTAAGGAACCTACGATTAATCTCATAGATGATCTCCATATGACGTGGTAGTAGAGCCTTAAAGAGTCTAAGATCCCACTTCTCCAACGCTTCTGGAAGAAGAGTATGATTTGTGTATGCTATGGCAGCATGAGTTATCTCCCATGCATCCTCCCACTCCAAGTGTCTAACATCCACAAGGAGTCTCATCAATTCTGCAACAGCAACAGATGGATGAGTATCATTCAACTGTACTTGATAATGCTTTGCAAAATTCTCAATGGGAATACCTCTCCTATCAAGACTATTAAACATATCTTGAAGAGAAGCACTTACAAAGAAGTATTGTTGTTTTAATCTAAGTGTCTTACCTTGATCCGTACCATCATTAGGATACAATACCTTAGAGATAGTCTCTGAAGATACACTCTGTTCTACCGAACCAAGATAGTCTCCAATATTAAATGCATAGAAGTCAAATACATCTGTAGCATCTGCTCTCCAAAGTCTGATCCTATTACAACTGTTAACTTTATATCCTAACTGTAATACATCATAGGGTACTGCAACTACCTGTTCCTCAGGAACCCAACGACACCTATAATTATTATGATCTGATACATAATTCTCTACTCTTCCACCAAATCCAACATGAACAGATTCATCGGGATAAGATAATTCCCAAGGCCAATCTCCATGCAACCAATTATCTGTAATCTCTATTTGTTGATTATCTCTAACTATCTGCTTAAAAATACCATACTTATATCTGATACCATATCCAGTGGAAGGTATCTTTAGAGTCGCTAAGGACTCCATATAACACGCTGCAAGGCGACCTAAACCACCATTACCTAGTCCAGGTTCCTCTGCACAATCAAGGATCTTATCCAAGCACTGATCATACTCTGCTAGTGCTTCTTCTGCTTCCTTTTGAATACCTAAGTTTAAAAGATTATTATTAAGTTGCGGTCCAATTAAAAATTCTGCGGATAAATAAGCAACTTCCTTTTCATTAGACTGTTGGTTATTTAACCAGTATGACATCATCTGATCTCTTACAGCATAGCACAGTGCCATATAGAAATCATGCTTACTAGCATTGTCTGGTCTTTTACCTAGCGTGTAGTAAAGACGATCATTGATACCATTATTAAGTAGCGACATATCTTACGATTAGATAAAGGTATTATACTCTATCTATTCAGAAGTCTCCACTTTTTTCTTAGAACCGATGTTATATTTTTGTTCCAGGATCCAATCGTTCTTATCTTTGTATGCCAACACCTTAATTTGATTCAAAGGTGCAACATCTACTATAGATTCTGAATTAACTACTGATATGAGACCCCAATCAGAAAGCAAACGAGCGATACGATTCCGACGCTGAACGTCGTTAACAGTAAGGTTAGCGTGTTTCCCATCTAATGCGAATAATTCTTTGAAGTGAGTAATGTAATAACGACCTTGCTTATGAAGAATATGGCAAGATTGATATAACTTTTTCTCCTTCCTTGATGCAACTCCAATACGTGTTAGCGTCTCACGTACTTTAAGAAAATCATCTGGTTCGTTAAGCATAACCTCCACCATCATTTCAGGCTTCCAGTTAACTTGTGGTTCAATAGTGCTAGTAGTCACGCCACTCCTCCAATGTCAAGTCGTTGTTTAATAAATTCGAGTTGTTGCTTGGATAAAATATTCAACGCTTGCATTGCTTTTTCATTACTATAACCATAGTATTGTTTAACAAGGTCAAGGTTACTAATCTTATCTTTTCGCATCCACGGAGAGAATCTCTTCCGTTTCCTGAGACTATTTAGATAAAAACTATATTGCATATCCTTATCTAAAGCAGGATATTTGTTCATTTCATTAGCAAAGAGTATGCAATCTAGGTGTGCAGATAGGCACTTATTAATAATATAAGGAGGATAATCTTTAATCGCATTAGGATCTTCTGTAAGATTCTCCTTGGTTTGGTTAATAGAGTTTAACCATTCCTTCAATTCAGTTTTCATTTGTCTAGTTGAAATGATTCTCCAAAAATTGCATTAACGCTAACGACTTTAGCGTTAGGATTACGTGCTAAGGCAACTTGTTTTGCCTCTTGGTAATCTTTTGCATGGACATCCTCATTAAAGAGTGTTCCAGCAACGTATAATTGTACTCTACATTTCATTATTCTACGTCCGATTGAATAAGTGTTTCTGCTTCAGCAAAAGTTCTAGGAGAAATTGGAATTGAAGATCTTGCCTCTGCTTCCTTCCTCCACAGTATCTCTTCTTGTACCTTTTGTTTCTGGAGCAGCTGTATTATTCCACGTTCATAATTGAATAAAAGAAGTTCTTTTCTTTTCTTCTGATCCTCTTTATAATCATTAGTAGATCTCATAGTATATGTTAGATCATACTCTTGTGGTTCCCATCCATCAGCAAACCGACTCTTAACCAACTCACTACTATTGTAAGATATTAATTGATGAGCAGTAGTTCTACCACATACATCAGCAAACTCATCATGATCAAAGTTCTTATGCATTCCACCCTTCTTACCATATAAATTATCCTTAATATCATAAGGAGGATCTAAGTACATAAAACAATCACCACCTTCAAACATTAACTCTTTATAATCCTTATTAGTTATTCTCCAAAACTTAATCAGTTCTTGATAATCATCTAATCGTTTGATTCCAGCAAGGGTAAAATTGGATTTACTTC